GGAGATTGTGAGTTTGATGCCGTAACAGTAAGTAGTGGAGATACTTTAGATTTGAATGGACAGAGGGCTGTGTTTGGAGGAGATTTTACTTGCACAGGAGGTGGAACTCCAGCAGCTTTAGATTGGGAAGATTCTTTAGTAATTATTAAAGGACACGTTAATTTAAACGGCATAATAACTACAGCAAATTCAGGAACAAAAATTATTCACGACACTGCTTCTGAGAAAAATTGGAGTTCGTTGTATGCAGATGCAGGAGTGTTTATGTCAAATGGTTCACAAACAACTTTGACAAATTATGGTTGGACAAGTTCAGGTAATGAAGTAACAACAATTATACCTGCTGCTACAATTAACACAAACAATGTAAACATTAACACTACAAATATGACAATACCTACAGGAGGAACTTTTCAAGGGCAAGCTCAGACACTTACAGTAGCAGGAGATTTTACTGCCACTGGTGGTCTTATTGGTAAGAGTGCTTTGGACTTTGATGGTAGTAATGATTATGTTACTTGCGGTTCACATTCTTCTATTGATGACATTTTTGATAGCGGTGGAACCGTAGAAGCTTGGATTAAACCAGACTCAGATGGTGAAGGTAATGATGGACGTATTGTTGATAAAGCTAAGTGGATATTTAACGTAGAAGCTGAATCAGGCACAACAATGAAACTTAGATTATATCAATACTTTGATGGTATGGATGCAAGTTTTTCAACCACAGATAGAGTTATTACTAAAGACAAATGGAATCACGTTGCACTTACGTATAATAACGGTTCACCTTCAAACTTACCTAAAATATATGTAAATGGTAAACAAGTTGTTTTAACAAATGCACTTTCATCAACTGGAACAAGAGATTCTGACGCAAGCTCTGATTTAATAATAGGAAACAGTGCAGCAGCAACTAAAACTTTTGATGGTGTTATTGATATGGTAAGAGCTTTTTCAGATATAAGAACAGAAGCAGAAATAAGGGCTGATATGTTTAACGCATATGCTAATATGGCAAACACAGGAAACCTTGTAGGTATGTGGCAGTTTGATGAAGGAACTGGAACTACTGTGGATAATGTAGCTAATTCAGGAGTAGCAGCAGGTTCTATGGTAAATTCACCAGCTTGGGCAACAGCAGGAACATTTACCAGAGGAACTTCTAAAATACATATGAATGGTGCTAGTGGTACTATGACTATACCACATAACTTTTATGTACACGATTTGCAAGCAGCTGATTCGGGAGAAACGACTACTATAACAGTTCCAGCAGCTAGTAATGATTTAAATTTAGATGGCACTTTAACTTTAGGCGGAGGAACATTCACGGATGGTTCAACTAATTTAGATTTAGTAATTTCAGGAAACGAATCTCCAGTAATGAATGGTTCAACATTCGCGGCTATAGATAACGTTATATATTGGTGTTCTGGTGCAACGAACATTACAGCAACTACATATAATGATTTGCAAGCAGGCAATGGCAGAGCATATACGGCGGCAGGAAATATAATATGTAATGGTGATTTTAACATAATCTCTGATTCGACTTTCACTACAGGTGGTCATAATTTAACTACTAAAACATTTACTAATGCAGGTACAAGTACGTTAGCGGCGGGCTCTACTCTGACGTTCAACGACATAAGTGGAAGTGGTTTTAGCTCTTCATCGGGAACTCTTATCTCTGCTGGAACTTCGGGAGACCCTAATACAATAACCAGTTCAGCTGGTGGTAATCCAAGTAACTATTGGAATTTCTATGACCACGCTATGAGTATAACCGCAGACTATACTACATTTGAAAAATTCCACAGATACGAAAGTGGGAGTGCAACTGTTAATATTGATAACTGTACCATTCGAAATAGTTTAACTAATTACTATAATTGGACAATTGAATCTGGAGCTACTATCACTAGTTTTACAAATAATTCTATTGCTGTAGTAGGTAATTACGGTTTCCAAAATCACAAAGCTCATACTGCATTTGATAATATAACAATCACTGGAGGTTCAGATAGGGATGTTATTTCATCAGTTAAATCAGAATTTACTAATAGTAACTTCGATATAACTAAAGTTGTATTGAGTAATAGTACTAGTCACGTAGTTAGTAAGACACACAATGATACTGAAAATCTATATGAGGTATGTGCAGGAAGTGGCGCACTAACTTATAGTACGATTGCCAATCCATTTGGTACCGATGCGGATGTAAAATTACGAACTGGAATATTGACGATGAACCAAGACAATAAGGTATGTGATACCTTTAATGTTTTTAGTGGAGCTACTATTAGAGTATCCGACGCGATGGATTTATATGTACAAGGGGCATTTGATAATGATGGTACTTGGGTACAGACAGCTGGATATGGTGGAGATATACACGTAGGAGACTTTACTCCTTTTGATAGTGGTGATATACTTGATAATACAGACTTCGTAGATACTGGATTCCACGATACGTCACACTACTTGGAGATGGACCTATGAAGATAAAGGAATGGATAATGAAGTTACAGAATTTACCAGGAAGTAATTATCGACGAGTTAAGCTTAATATTAGAGCTCAGATGAAGGAAGACGATTCCTTTGATGCTAAATGGTGGGACACAGATGTAACAGAAAGTAAATGGAAAACAATGCTAAAGGAGGCATTAAAATGAAATTGGATTTGGAAGAGTTTATAGAATTAGGAAAAGGAATGGTAAAGAAACCTAAGTACTCCGAGGATATCGAGTATGGAAAGGTTTATATAGATAGTACTTCATCTTTATATGTAATAATACACGAGAATGGAGATAGAACTATCTGGCACGCTAGTGAAGGTATGAAATTTATAGAGAGTAAGAAATAATGGCAGCAGACACAATATTAGTAAGGTTTAGAGATTTATCAAACATTGCATCAGGAACAATTAGTGATTCTGATTTTACTGATAAGATGGAAGCTTTAGCATTGGGGATGTACAATGAAATAATGGACACATCGCTAACTATTACTTCACACACTACAGGAACATATCTAACAGACGAAGCAATTTCTCACCTTGCAACCGCTCTTGCATACCAAAAAGTACATAGAACTAAAATGTGGAAAGATACTGGTATGTTAGAATGGCACAGATTTATGCAAGGTGCGTATGAAGTGATGCATATGCAAGACCCAACTAAGGTGGAGTTTATAGAATCAAGAGATTTATATATACCTAGGGGAACAGACGTACGTAACAAACCGTATATGCATACAATAGGAAGAGACAGTGACGGCTCTTCAGCAACGACCGTAGGCGGAACATAATGACAATCTCGATGATAGAGACAGTGGAGGACGATATTAAGACAGCTCTTAATGCAGAGAGTAGTTTCATTCAACCCAACTTCACTATTTTTAGTACAGAGAATGATGACGACGAGGATGTAGATTTTGAATATAATGTTCCAAATATTATATATGGCAACGATAGTACGCCCGTAGATTATTTTATGGATGGTACTAGAATGTTTAGTTCGGAGTTTATATTCCAGGTGAACGTTAGCGAATTTAATTCAATAACGGTCGGAGGAACGGCCCTTACTAGAAAACGTTTAGTTAATTATGCACTTGATAAGATTCAAAAAACTTTGAATGAAATGACGTTCTCAAATGTTGATGTTATTGAATATAACACGACTGTCGGAGAAACGTCCGCCAAAGTTCCTATAGGAGAGGATGAATTCTTATACAGGGGCGCAATAGGTATGTCAATTACGTACATAGATGAAACAGGATAAATAAATATGGCAACAAGATTCTTAGGAACAAAAAGAAGAATAGAATTCAATGGACACGATGTTACACATTTGACGGGTATGTCTCTAGGTTCTATGGGAAAAGTATATGATACGTATCAAACACTGGCAGACCCATTTGACCACGATATAGAAATTACAGATGAAGCTAGTGGAAGCTTTGATTTAATAGCAACTGATACTGAAGTAGGAGAACAAAAGTTCAAAGAAATGATGCAGTTAGTTAATGGTTATGTAAATTTAGATATGACTACAGATACTGCAGCTGATTCAGTAATATTTACAGATGAAGATTGGACTGACCCAGATACTCAAAATAGCTATACTGGAACTAGATTTCTAACTACATTTAAGCGTTTATCATATGGTGATTCAGCATATGTATTCGATAATACTAATGATACAGTGTGGATTAGATTTAGAGCAATGGGAGAAAGTATAGAGAATGTTGCTTTTCCTTGGACATATAATACTAGTGGTGTTGGAACCAATACTATAAGAACTACATTATGGACTGAACTAAGTTTTGGTAATGTATCAAAGGGAGAAACAGCTGCCTTAGCTTCTGGAGGAAGCACAACTACATTAGTAGATTCTGGAATATTAACTGCAGCCGATGATAGTTTTGTTGGAGCAACAGTTAAATTCTTATCTGGAGCAAATGCTGGATTAACCAGAACGGTAACAGATAGTGTTTCTAGTACAGCTACACTTACGTTTGCAGCAGTTCCAACTGCCGTAGCAAGCGGAGACCAATATATGATATATGGTGTTCCTTCTGATACGTCCGTAAGTGGTGCAGGAGATATAGATATTGTAATAAACGGTACATATAATGGTGGTGTTAATTGGAAAGTAGAAACTGCTCCCGCTAATTGGACTGGCTTGACAGTAGGAAAATTTTACTGGATGAAGTTGTTCCGACAAACACACAGTGGTGCAGGGGACGCGCAATTAAGACTAGATGCAACTGCAACTACAATGGGAGTTGATGGTGCATTATGGCAAAGAAATGCAAGTTACACTGCTGAAGGTGGAGCTGCAAAAGTAGCAGACACAGAAGCATTACACTATATAAAATTTAAAACAGAAGAAGGTTTAAACGTAGTAGTTTATGACTACACAGATAATAGTGAAACAAACGGAGTGAAGTGGACCTTCAAGAAAGTCAAATTAGACTCAGTCACACCAAGTTTCGCAAACAAACAAGCGACAAGGGCAAGCGTTAGCTGGAAATGTAACGATTGGTCTTTTGACGCAATATAAAGAGGTAAATAGAAATGGCAACAACATTTATTAAAGATGCAGTCAAAGTGTTTATCGCAAGGGAGAACACAATTAGTGATGGGCACAATGGTGCTTACACTAACGAAGATGGTTCAGGCCTAGTAGAAGCAGCTGTAATACAGTTAGCCGAAGCTAGCGATACCAATATGCTTCTCCACGAGATAGAACACGTAACTGGTGTATCTATCGGGTCTTTCGGGAAAGAGTTTGATACTTATCAATCTCTTGGAGATGCGTTTGACCACGATATAGATATCAAGGAAACAGGTAGCGGTAGTTGTGACTTTATTATTAAAGAAGACACTTCAGCAGCTAATTGGGACCACCTTCAATTGAAGGCACTTGCTTATTACTTCCCTAACGGATGGAACGAAATAGACGATGCAGTAGCAAATACACCACGATTTAATCCAACTCGAGATGTTCAGACAACCCGAGCGAACGATTCACGTGGATATGCAATCATCGTACAACAACAGATATCATCATCTAGCTATATGTTTTGGTGTTTCGATAACTGTAAAATAAGTTGTTCTATAAGTTTCGCAAGCAAACAAGCTTCAAGAGGAACTCTATCCTGGGAAGATGCAAGATATGTATCATTTGATACACACTCAGCAGCAATTGCAGCAACTGATGACCACAATGACGGTTACGCTAAAGGGTGGCACAGTGCACCAACATCTGCAAAACCAGATACAGCATAAGCATTTTAATTAAGCATACGCCAAACACCTTAGCTACGGCTAAAAAAAAATAATAAGAGGAAATAGGAATGGGAAAATTATTAGAAAAATATACAAAACCAGATACAACGGTTGAACTTGTATTGCCTTTATCAGGTGATACACTAAAGTTTAAACGTCCAAGTATCGGAGAGATTAAACAATTACAAGATTTTTCGTCTACATTGGAAGGCGACCCTAGCGCAGATGTTCGCATATGTGCCAAGGTTCTTAAGACTCTCTGCATAGAATTTGCAGAAGAATCTGAGAAAACACTACAAGATGATTTGGCTGGCCTTGAGGCTCCAGATAGAGCAGCTATACTGCCATTTTACTTTGAAATGTTGGGGATTAACAGAGAAGAAATCTGGAAATCCATCTCTCAAAATTTAGACACGACGACCAAGAACTAGCCTTATTAAACATCGCAAAAGAATGGTCGTTGCCGGTCGTTAGCGAACCTTGGTTTGAGATACCGTTAATAACGGAATGGACTAAGGATAAGGCGAACGGTACATACGCAGCAACACATATAGAAAAATATAAGGTGCATATAAGAGATACACCTTCAGTATTTAATCTACCAGACGAAGTTCTGGCATCTATCAATGCCTTTGATGTATTTGTAGCTGAAGAAAAAGAAAGGGCATTAGAAGAAGCAAAAGCACGAAGATAATGACAGTAAGTGATGAATTAGATACTAAAGTGTTCGCATTAACCGGTGGAATAGGTGATAAGGTAGTCTACGGTATAGCGGATGAAAAGATAAGTAAATTTGATTCATACATTAGAGCTGCTGAGGGAACAACTGCTAGAAAGATTGGTAACATTCCTCGCGTTCAATATACTGAAGCTCCAGATGCTAAATGGAATCTTCAAACAATAACCGCTAAAGAAGGAAGAAGAGCAGTAAATAAAGAAATACGCAACTCGTTTGGTAAAACTGGTGCCGCTTATAAAAGAATGGTAAGTCAGATGAAAAGCGGGACTTTAAAAGATTTAATGGAGTTACCTGGTCGTGTTGCTTTTACTACAATGGAAGCTAATGCTGCTAAAGGTAAGACTCACGCATTGAGAAAATATTTAGAAATGGCAGTACCTTATGTCAATCAACACGCTGGGGGAATTATTGGAGATACAATTAAAGAAGAATATTTTCAAGCGGGGCGTATGAAATGGGCTCCTCTAAATCCAGAAACAGTAAAAAAGAAAATAGCTAAGAATAAAAAGTATCGGGGCAGATATCCTAAACCGCATATTCCTTTATTTGGTACTACGTTTACTGCTACTTTACCAGATGGTTGGCAAATGTATACATATAGATGGGGTGACTATCCAAATAAAAGTCCAGAAGCATTACCTCATAAAGCATTATCTACTTATATGGTAGCTCCAGGTCAAGCTGGAACTGCTGGTGTAAGAAGTAGTTCAGGATTTTTTACTGAGCCATATGCTATGAAACATAAAGGTAAAGAAACTGGTGCAATTGCTTATCCTCCTGCTATGAGAGGTAGAGCGCTAATGGATATTGTAGCACACCTTGCGCCAATTGCTCAAGTAACACAACCATATATGGGTAGTGGATATAAAGCAGCGCTGAAAGCAGCTGCGGCAAATCCTAATACACCTGGCTATGCTCAAATGAAAATAGACGGTATAGTGCAACCTTTTTATACTGCCCCATATGTATTTTATCACGCTGCCGGTACATCAAGAGTTCCTAAACGTAGTTTTATTGAAGAAGGATTAATAGCTGGTATGGGAAGAGTCGAACAGTTATTTAATGTTTATTTTGAAGAAGCAGGCAAGAATTTTAGAAAGGCTTATAGAGAAACAGAGTTTGAAGAACTTAAATCTCTAGCTGAAATTGAAGCATTTTATAAAGCTGGTTCAGATTCGTTGGGAGATATGGCAAGAATAGCAAAAGTTAAAGGTATGGCTGGATTAAGAAATGAACCCCGCGTATCTTTATTTGACCACCAACTTGATAATATAGTATTAAAACATAGTCAAATGAAAAGTATAATACGTAAATTATTTGGTAATCATTTAATATGGTGGTTTGTTCCACCAAGTAAATATTGGCACTACATAGGTATGTTGTCTGATATTAAAGGTTTATTCTTTGGTCAGAAAAATATTGGAACAGTCCGCGCATATATAACTGCTATGACTATTGGTTTAGCAGGAGCACGCGCAGGAAGTCCAGTTCCATTTACTACTAAAGCAAGGCGTCGTAAATTCCGTAAAACGTTATATAGTAGAGCAGGATATCACAGAAGTAGAGTAGGAGGACATCATTAATGCCAGCAATTAACTATACAGTAAGAACTACACAGGCTCAGGCCGCATTATCTGCTCTAGAAGCTAAAATGATGATGACTTCTGGTGTTATTGCGAATGGCGCTAGAGTGGCAGATACAGCTCTTATGGCAGTTTCTGCATCTTTTATAGCAATGGGCGCAGGTGCTTTTGTCGCTTATAATGCAGTATCTCAATTTCAAGAATCATTAACTACAGTTCGTGCATTAGGCGGAGTTACCGAATCACAAATGTATGAATTGGCTGATTCAATTAATGAAGTTTCGGCACAATTTGGTGTATCTGGTGACGAAATCGCAGCAGGTGCGGTTATGTTATCTAAAGCAGGTTTAACTGTTGAAGAAATAAATCAATCTATTGGTTCGATGACTGCTCTTTCTAAAGCAAATGGCCTTGCTTTTGAAGAAGCTGCTCGTATGACAGTGTTTGCTGTAAATACATTTGGCAAAGAGTTTTCAGAAGCTACTGATTTAATGGATGCAATGCAAGTAGCAACACAAGAATCTATATTAGATATTGGAGATTTACAAAAAGCATTCGCGTTTGCAGGTTCTACTGCAGTTATGTCTGGTGTAAGCTTCGAACAATTAGTATCTATAATGGCAGTATTATCTAATCGTGCATTAGAAGCAGGTATCAGTGCACGTTCTGTAAACAAGATGTTCTTAGATATGATAATGAACACTGACGAACTTCAAGAATGGATGAACTCTATGGGTATGACATTTGAGATTATTCGTGATGGTAAGTTGGACATTGACGCACTTATGGATGCCTTTAGTGGACAACAACTAACGTTGGATATGCTTCAGTCCGCCTCAGACGTATTTACTGTTCGTGCATTACGTTCGTTTGGTTTATTAATTGGTGGTGCAGAAGACTATCAGACTATGTTGGCAGACGTTACTAATTCACAGGGAGCACTGGCAGACGTTGTAGCTATACAGATGGAGTCTTTTACTGCTATGTTCGCAAAGTTACGTCAAGAGTTCTTAGCTCCGCTACGTTCTCCTGAAGTTATAGAACAAGTTGGTATATTTGTAGATGGATTTATAGAGATGTTTAAAGCTATGCAGCCGCAATTATTATCTGCTATTATAATGTCATTAGAATCATTTGGAAGTATAATATCATCTCAGGGATTCCAAGATGCTATGGAGCGCTTAGGAACTGGATTATTTAGAGTATTCCAAATGTTAGATTTCATTATGGACTTAGTAGGAGGTCCAGCAGGACCAATTATGAAATTGGCTGTTTCAATGAAGCTCGCTCAGTTATTTATGGGACCATTTGTTGCTTCAAATCTACAATTAGTGCAGACTTTAAATGAACAGGTTCGTTCTTATAATCAATTGGCAGCATCAAGATATTTGGCACGCTCTGCAGCAGAAGACGAACTAAATTTGACTATGCAATCAAATATGGCGTACCAGATGAAAGCAATTACTGTTCAAATGGTTACTAATAGTATAATGGGAATGATAAGTGCTGGTATGTTAATTGGTTCTACTGATAGTCCAATATTAATGGGAGTATTTACTATAATGGCAGCATTTGCTGCTTGGAATAGTACAATGATGATTAGTAAAGCATTATTAGAATCTTTTAAATACACAGTAACAGGATTTGGACAAATGGCAATATTTGCTGGATTAATGGCAACTATGGCAGTTACTGCAGCTGCATTTCACAAGCACCGACAAGAGCAGATGAAAGAAATAACATCTGGTTATCAAATTGCAGATACAGGATACTTCGCACCAGGTACAAAGAAGTATGACCAAGGTGGAATAGCACCAAGACATCAATTAGTTTATGTAGAACCTGGTGAACAAATAATATCAAAAACACAAGGAATGGTAGGAATGGGAGCAGGATTAACAGTGAATGTTGGAGACGTATATGCGCAAGATGGAACAGACTTTGCGCAAAAGTTGGCAGATGAATTGCCACGAGCATTAAGAATGAGTAGTTATAGAGGTGCATTCTAATGGCAGTTAAAGGAGCAGGACGTAATCGTTATTATAAAAAGATTAATGTTACCAATAACGAAAATAGTTATTATGATATAAATCCTTCTGGAGTATATGGAGATTTATTTGAAGGGCAAGCGTCTACAGCTAAAATAACTGGTGGCGCCGAAAGTAGGCACTATCTTTCAGATATAGTTATACCAGATTCAGATTCATTTGGAGAGGGAAAACTAGTTGGATTAAAACAATATTACTTTCCGACTGATATTACTATAGAAGATGATAGTTATACACCAGAAATAA